TGGGTGCCGTCGGTGGCGAATTCGTTGATGACGATGTCGTATCCGATGTTGGTGCGGGTGATGGCGACTTTGTATGTGTGTTTCAGGATTGCCATTGGGGTTCCTCCGGTATGTCTCGGTCGAGGACTTGTGTGAGGAACTTGTTGAGTTCCTGTACGTCATGCCAATCGATTTCATGTTCTATCGAGTGGTCGAAGCGGACTTTGAATTGTCCTGCTGGCGTGACCCCCATCATGAGCGTGGTGTGGTTTTTGGTTTCGATTTCGATGGACTGCTTGACGCTCATTCCGTCCATCCTTTGTCGGCTCCGTCCGCGTGGGCCCAGTCGCAGGAGATGCCGGCGTTGCTGTTGTGTGCGATGCAGGTCACGCGTCGGCTGTCCGGCATGGTGATCGTGCAGGTTTCCCACTGGGCGTTGTAGGTGGAGCATTCGCTCTGCGTGACCGCTTCAGTGTGTTTGTCGGCCGACGAGTCGATGGGAGTGCCCTCGCAGCCTGCGAGCGCGGTGATGCAAAACATGATGGCGGCCAGTGCGAGAATGCGTTTGGCTAATGTAATTCGCTGGTTCACTGCTTATCCTCCGTTTCCGCCTGGTCGTCGGTGATGTAGTTCTTGGGTGTGAGGGTGATGGTGATCTGGCAGTCGGCGGCGAGTGCCTGGTGGATGAGGCTGGTGATGTCCGCGTTGTTCATTGCGGATTCCTTTCGTTGGTTGGTTGTTTGGTTTGTCGGGTGACGGTCAGGCTGCGGATGTGTGGTTGGAGTATCGCGGTGCCGTGTTTCGGGCTCACGCTGAGGATGCGTAGCTGGCCGAGGCACAGGTCGGTGTCATCGAGCGTGAACCGGGTGGTCTGGTAGTCGGGGGTGAACGGTGGTATCGCGTGCAACCATCCGTCAATGATGGTCCCGTCCGTGGTTCGGATGATGCACCGTCGTCCATCGAGTTCCTCCGGCGTGGCGGTATGCCAGTCGATGGTCTCCTGCACGACGCCCATCATGCGGCCTCGTCCAGTTCGCCCCGGTCGATGGCCTGGCACAGGAGCTCCACGATGCGGGCCGCGTCGGTGCCTTGGGCGAGCAGGCGGGTGACGTGTGGCAGCCAGCGCAGGCGCTCGCCGTCGTCGGGTTGGCGGTTTTTGAGTGGTGTGCTGGTGTCGAGGAGTTTGCGGGCTCGGCGTTCGAGTTCCGTGGCTTGGTCGGTGGGTGTGGTCGTGGTTTCGGTTGGGGTGCCGATGTTGAGTTCGTGTCCGCGTTTGACCCAGTTGCGCCATGCGGCGTCGAGGTCGTAGGGGATTTTTCCGTTGGCGCGGCATGTGTCCTTGAATTTTTCGAGCTCCCAGTCGGGGTCGAGTCCGTAGCCGGCGGCGAGCGCGGTGAGGTCTGGTGTCGGCTGGTAGAGGGCGAGTGCCTGTTTGCGGGAGTCGAACGTTTGTTCGATGGTTGTTTTTGTTTTTTGTGTGCGCGTACTCTCTCTTGGTGGTTCTAATGATGGTTCTTTAAGAGATTGGGTGTCATGGGTGACACCCCGTGGCGTCATGGGTGACACCCCGTGATGGTCATGGGTGACACCCCGTGTGGTCATGGGTGACACCCCGTGGTCGGATTGCGGGGTGTCATGGGTGCTACCCCGTGAATCTGACGGGGTGTCACTGGTGCTACCCCGTTTTTTCGTGGTTTGCTTGTTTTTACGGTTTTTGTATTCGACGTGGTTGTGTCCGTCGAGGGTGATGTGGTAGACGTAGGGGCTTCGGTCTGCGCGGTAGCGGGTGCCGTAGTCTTCGTCTCGGGTGATGAGCCCGTGGTCTTCGAGGTAGCGCAGGGCTCGTTGCACGGTGCTTGCGCTGGCTTCGCCTTCGGCCATGAGCCGGTCGATGCTTGGCCATGCGCGGTTGTTCTCGTCCGCGTAGTCGCACAGGATCAGCAGGAAGAGTTTGGCGGAGCGGTCGCCGACCTTGATTCTTTTCGCCCGCCCGTATAGCAGTGAGCTCATGATTCCCCCTCGTAGTAGTAGACCTGTTGTGTGGATGCGGCGGGCCGGTATGGTTCGTCTTCGGTGGCGTCGGCGTCGTCCTCGGGTTCGCCGGTGGGTATCTTCCAGCCGAATGCGGGTGGTTCTTCGAGGATCCATAGGTGGCGCATGTTGGCGACGTTTTGCACGAGGTGTTGCGGCGGGTAGCATTCGACGGCCCACACGTCGGTGCCCATGGTCTCGTTTTTGATCTGCTGCAGTGCGTCCCAGCTGATGCCGTCGCGGTATTCGAGCGTGTATTTGTCGAGCTGGACGCGCGTGATGGCCAGTCGCAGCAGTCCGCTGGCTTGGTCGCGGAACAGCATGGCGCTGTAGTCGCGGCTTCTCCAGCAGCGCAATGGTCGGCCGTCCGAATCCCCTTCGTCGGCATCGTCGAGCCAGTCCATTGCTTGTTCGACCATGTGACGGGATTTCACGCGGTTTTTCTCGTTTTCGACCCATCTGCCCATGTGATGTCACCTCTTGAGTAGTTTGAGGGCGGTTTGGTGGCCGGTGTCGGTCAGGCTCCAGTTGCCCTCGATGTCGGGTTGTATGAGTCCGCGTTCCTCCAGGCTGGCGAAGGTGCGCGAATTGTTTTCGTATGCGGGGTAGGCGTTGCGGTTGAGCATGGCGATCAGTGTTTCGACCATGGTCGGCGAGAGTCGTTGGCGGCTCATGGCATGTCCTCCACTCGGGTCCACAGTCGTCGGCTGGCCGATGACACCGCCTTGCGGGTTTCACGCAATCGGGCGAGCGTGATGGTCAGGTCTTCGAGCACGTCCTCGGGAGCGCCCTGGTCGCGCAACCGGCCCGCGCTGGTGGCCAGCTGGTCGATCAGCATTCCCATGGCGTCGAGTTCGCCGCACGCGGCCGCCCATTTGCAGCGTTGGCGTGCCGTCTGGCGTCTACTCGGCATCGTTATCGTCGTCATGGTCGTCTCCTCCCTTCGTGACCTCGATGAGACTGCCGGCGAGCGCCTGTGTTTCCGCGTCGCTGGGCTTGTATCCGAGCAGTTCGAGGGCTTGGTAGTAGTCGTTGATGTGTTGCAGGCTGTCCAGCTGGTTTTTGTTGGTCCATGCCCCGGGGTTGATGTCGGCTTCGCGGCGTGCGAGCAGAATGAGGATGAGTTGGAGTTGGCGTGTGTTGCCTGTGCGGGCTCGGCGGCGTAGTTCGTCAAGGGTTTTGCCTGTGGTTATGTGCCAGATGCCGTTGTCGGGGTCTTTGCCGGTGATGGGCAGTGGCGTGGTCATGCGGTTGTAGGCGGCGATGGTCTTGTCTGACCAGTTGATGTCGCCGGAGCCTGCGGGGAACCGGTATTCGTCGTTGCCGAGGATTTCGCCGTCTACCAGGTGCAGGAGGGCCTGTTGCATCATGGGTTTCTTCCATGTGTTCTGGGTTTTATGGATCCATTCGGCGCGCAGTGCCTGGCTGGCATCGTGCAGTTCCCGTGCCTTCTTCGTCTGTTCGCGCGCGTAGGCTCGGCGTTGTTTTTCGGCTTGTTTCGCCCGGTTGGCGTTGTCGATCTGGTCTTGGGGGATGCGTTCGTAGACGATGGTCCTGTGGGCGGTTTCGTCAAGGCCGATGATGGCGTCGATGTTCGGCTTGTTGCCGATGAGCTTCTGCCATTGTTTTTCGAAGCTGGTGTTTTGGATGTTGGTGATGCAGGTTGAGTATTGGTAGCCTTCCGGCGCGTCATTCCACCAGTTCGAGGGTGCTTGGCAGGTTTTGAGGCCGGCACGGTGCATGTAGTCGAGCGCCTTGTTCATCCACGCGGTTCCCTTGCGTTCCTCGCGGGCTTTGCGCACCGTCCAGCCCCAGTTGTTGGTTCCGGCCTGGCGTGCGAGTTCCTGCTGGGCGGTTTCGTCTCCTTGGAATTCGGCGAGCACGTCCAGGTCGGAGAGTGACAGTTGGTTGAAGTCCTTGGCGAGGGCTCGGGTGAGGCGTGGGATTCCCGCGATTTTGAGGCGGCGGCGCACGAAGTCGGTGCTGCGGCCGGTCTTTTCGGCCATGTCCTCGATGCTGCTGCCCAGATCGAGCAGTCCCTGGTAGGCGTCGGCTTCCTCGATGGGCGTCAGGTCGTGGCGTTGCGTGTTCTCGATGACCATGAGCTCGCGCTCGGCTTTGGGCGAGAGTTCCATGATCCGGCATGGAACCTGTGCGAGTCCGGCCTGTTGGGAGGCGGCGAGTCTCCTGTGGCCGATTACCACCCTGTAATCGGTTGAATCGGTGATGGGGGTGACGACGAGCTCCTGCTGGATGCCGTGCGCGCGGATGCTGTCGGCGAGCGCGGTGATGTCTCCGATGTCCTTGCGGGGGTTGTTGGGGTTCGGCTTGAGTCGGGTGGTGTCGATGAGGGTGATGGTGGGGGTCATTTCGTGCGGGTCACGCTCCTTGGTTGATGGCTTCGGCGAGTGCTTGGGCGGTTTGTCGGATGCCGGGGTTTGGGGTGATGGTGGTGAGGTGGAGTGCGAGGTCGGCGACGAGTTGGGGGTATTCGTCGGTGTGGGCGAGGATGGTTATTCTGCTGCCTCCGTTTTCGATGTGGGTGGTGTTCCAGTCGGCATCGGTCAAAGTGATGCCGGTGGTGTGTCCTGTGGTGTTGATGATGGTGCTCATTGGTTCTCGCGGTTCTCGTAGTTTTGTGGTTCCTGGTTGATGGTGTGGGGGCGGCGTTTGCGGCGGGCTTTCTGTCGTTGGTGTTCGATGGTTTGGCGGCGGTGCTTGTGTTTGCTCACTTGGTGGTGTCCTTTCGGTCGTGGGGGTGTTGGCGCAGCATGTCGGCGAGGCGTTGGCTTCGGCGTTGCAGGTTGTCGTGGATGGTTCGCCCGGCTGGGGTTGCGGGTTGCCAGTCGGGCAGTTCCGGCGTGCTGATGGGTCGGATGGTCAGGTAGACGCCTTCGGGGCGGGTTTCGTCGGCGTAGCGTTTGCTGATCTGCCAGTGGATGATGCGGCTGTCGTTGGAGATCACTCCCTCGCGGTTTCGGCCGGGGTATCGGCTGTTGGTGGTTTGGAGCGCGTCGCCGATGGCGCGTTGGAGTTTGTCGAGGTCGCCTCCGCCTGAGGTTTTCGCGGTCTGCCATGCGGGCAGGTCGTGGAGCTTGTCGGTTCGGGGCACTCGGATTTCGCCGGTGATGGAGATTGGGCAGTCGTAGGGTTTGAGTCCGCTGGCGGTCATCATGCTGACGGCCGTGCCGCGGATCGCGGCTTCCCAGGATTGCAGTCTTGCGTCGACGCTGACCGCTTTGCCGTGTTTGGTTCGCCATGGTTGGACGCTGCCCTTGGTGATGGGCGTGCCCTGCACGATGATGTCGAGCGGTTGGCCGTTGTTGTCGTTGCCGTTCATTGTTCGGCTCCCCGATATTGTGCGATGACGACATAGCAGTCCTTGTGGCGGCGGTCGGGCGCGATTTCCACCCGGTATGCACCTTGGGGCTCGAAGCCCTTGAATTTCGCGTTGCGTAGGCGGCGGCGCAGTTCGAGGGCGCGGCGACGGCTTTTGCCTTCGGCGACGATGGCCGGACGGTCGGGGAATCGGCGCAATGCCTGAGCGATCTGCTTCCATTTGCTGGCGGTTCGCGCAGGGGTGGTCACGATGTCATCGGGCCAACGTTCGATGAACCGGACGCTGCGCAGCAGTTCCAGATCGGTGTCGGACGCGGTGACGTCGCCTGTTTGGGGTGTTTCGAGCTTGCTGATCTCCGTTTCCACGGACTGCGCCGAGCCCAGTCCGAGATGCTTGAAATACTGTTCGCCTGTGATTGGCTCGGCGCTGGTCTCGGTTTGTGTGGTTTTCGTTTCTTCGGCTGTTTGGGGTGCCGGCGTCTCGGGGGCCTGTTCGGGCAGTAGCGATGGCGCCGTCTGGGGTTCAAGGTCGGGACGGTTGATGCCGTGCGCGCGGCAGTATCGGCCGACAGCTATCTTTTCGTTGGATTCCAGCGCATCCCAGCCCTGGTCGATGGCGATGTTGTAGAGCTGTTTGACTTCCTCGGTCGTGTATTTCGTGGTCATGATGCTCCTTGGTTGGTCCATGGGTCATTTGCTGTGGATGGAGGTTCGTAGTAGCCGTCCTGCGGTGGTTGCGGTTGCGCGTGCCGGTCTCGTTGGATGCGGGTGATGGCGGTGGTGGCGCGTTGCAGGCTGGGGCCGATGTCCTCGATGACCCAGCGTGTGGACCAGCCGGTGCCGCCGTCGCGTTTCTCGAACCGGTTGGTCTGGGGTCGTACCGTTGCCAGTACCTGGTCGCCCTTACGGAGCGATGTCACGATGTGTTCGGCGAGTTCACGCCATGCCTCGCACTGCCAGCTGGTGGGCGTGACATCGACCGGATTGCCGGCCGTGTCCTTCTCCCAGCCGCTGGATAGGATGCGCAGATTCACGACGGGTATCCCGTTGCCCGTGGTCCGGTATTCCGGGTCAGCGGCCAATCGGCCCCTGATGATCGAGATGCTTGGGTCTTTGGCCAAATCAGTCTCCCTTCGGTTCTTCCTGGTCTTCTTGGTCTTGGTCTTCCTGGTATGTGGTGGACGGCAGCAGCACGCCGACGGTGAAGCAGTACATGCCGCCGAGCATCGGCGCTCCCTTGCCCTCATGGGCCCCGGCCAGTAACAGAGCCAGACCGGCGAGCGCGAGAATCGCTGCGGTGGCGCGAATGATGTGCTCGCACATGCCTATTCCTCGAATTGGGCGATGAATTCCTCCATCGCCTTGCGGGTGACGCGCCGCCAGCTTCTGGTTCCCCGTCGGCTTGGCGGACGGAATGTGGTGAGAGTGCCGTTGTTCGCGGCTATGAGGAGTGCGTGATAGTCGATGTTCCACACCTTCGCGGCCGAGTTCAGCGTCCAGGATTCACGCTCGTTGAGCGGTGTCTGGTTGACGGGGATCCTCACGCCGTATTGGTCGGCGAGCGCCTTGCGGGCCTGTTTCGTGGTTTCGGCGCGCACGCCCTGCTCGTTGAGCCTGGTCATGAGGGCCACGTGTTCGAGGATCTTGGTTTCGCTCATTGCTGGTCCTCTCTTTCGGTGAGGTATGGTTCGAGTTTTTCTATTGCCCACGGGAGGGCGAGCAGTACGCCGCTGGCGACGTAGATGATTAGGGCGATGGTGTTGCCGATCGGGTGGGAGCAGCCTTCGTGGGTGAGCAGCCATGCGAGGGAGAGCAGCATGACGATGGCGAGCGTGATGGTTTCACCGTTATGCTTTTTCTTCGGGGTTCGCATCGATGCTCACCCCCTTGGGCAGATAGTCGGCGAGTGTGATGGATGGCAGGAATCCTGCGTCCGTTTTGGCGTCCATCAGGAGCGCTTTGCCGATCTGGTCGGCGATGGCGCTGCTCATGCTTCGGACGAAGACAGGTATGCCTTCGGCCAGTTGAAGGCCTAGAAGGTCGCTGTCCTGTTCGCCTGCGCTGTCGAGGGTGGCGCGTGCGATCGGCGCTGTCCTGCCACCAATGCTTACGGTGAAGTCGAAGATGATAGGTTGGCCACTCATCACGCCGCCTCCTTGGATGCTGTCACCGTAGAATCGTGCCTATGGGTGGTCTGGTTTCCTTCTTGCAGTGGGTTTGGTCGGGTATCGGTGGTTTGGGTGGATTTGTCGGTCTGCTTGGCGGCGGTTGCGGCGTCTTCGCCTTGTTCCAGACGGGTAAGTCGAATCTGCTCGCGAAGAAGGCGAACCGCATTGCGCAGGAAGCCAACAGGATCGCCGCTGACGCGAAGGGGGTCGCCGAGGAGGCCAACCGTCTTGCCGGTAAGGCGAACGAGATAAGCGCAGACGCGAATGCGATCAGCCAGAGGGCGTTGAGCGTTACTGCGGATCAGACGGTCTACAAATGGCGGGTTGAATTCGATGGCGAATCGTCGACCGTCTTCCTGCTCAACGACTGCCCCCATGAAGCATCTGACGTTCATGTGTTCGTCCGCCACGAGGACCAGACCCTCATGGACAGGCTCATCGATAAAGTACTTGCGTTCGGCGAGATACCGCTCAAGGACGAGTTGTTCACGCAGAAGGTAATCGAAGATCAGCGTTCCATCGACAGGCTCAACTCCAGTGCCGGGTTCGTTTACATCGGGGTCGGCGGGTATGACGTCACCGTCCATGTCGCCTACACCACGGAACTCGGGAGCAGACGCAGCGATGAGATCAAGCATCGCCTGACCAATGGCCAACGCCATTGAATCCTTGTCGTTCATCACGCCACCAGCTCCTGCGAGCGCGGAACTACCTGCTCCTCCACAATGGTTGCCTCACCCGGCGTAAAACCGAATGCCTCGAACAGACCGACCAGAACGTTAGGTGACGGATTACGCAACCGCTCCGCAGTTTGTAACTCTTCCAGCGACACGTGTAGAGCACCCGCAAAAGCCTCTTCGGATTTAAGACCACTCATTTTTCGCACACGGTCCAAAAATCCTTCGCGCAACACGAAAACCTTAGCCATGTCATACCTCGTTTCATTTCGGTATTGCGGTTTCATCTTGGTATCAGATTAAAGCCGCTCCCCCCTTTTGTCAAACCGAAATGGAATTGAAATTTTGACATGGAATCAATTTGGTTCCATAATGGAATCATGGATAAATACAAGTGGTACGAACGCCTTGTCGGTAAAGACACAATCAAGGACGTGGCGCGGAAGGCGGGTATATCCGCCACTACAGCATGGAGGCAATATGCCGACGGTGCACTTAATTTTTCCGCCGAGAATGTCATCCTCATTGCTCGCGCCTATGGAACCAGCCCAGTCAAGGCATTGGTGACCTTTGGCTATCTGATGGCGCCCGAAGGCACTCTCGAAATCGGTATCGACGAAGCCCTACAGAAAGCGAGCTGGCCTCAGATCATGCATGAGATGGCGCGCAGGATTGAAGCCGACCCAGATAACCCCACCTGGTCAAGCCCCATGGTCACCGAATAATGAGCAATTTCATTGCATAATGCAATGTATGAGTATCAACGATTGGTTCGAGAAGATAACTGGCGGTGAGAGCTATAACGCCGTCGCTAAAAAAGCTGGGGTGCAGGCATCATCCATATGGCGCCAACTCCCCGATCGACTCTCAGAAAAAAATGCCGTCGCCATTGCGCGCGCATATGGCAGACCCGCCATTGAGCCCCTAATCATCATGGGGTTGCTCACAGATGACGACATCAAGGCAATCAAAAGCCAGGACGCATTAAGAGATGCGTCAGACGATGAACTCATGGCGGAACTAGGCCGCAGAATCAAAGCCAGTTCCGAAGACCCCAAATGGCAACAGCCACCTAAAGTCGAATAAAAAAACAAAAACGCCCCGGTCGCTCGTTATGAGCGCCGGGGTGTTTTGCTGTTTATGGTTATGAGGCTCGCCTGCGGAGTTCTTCGTAGATCTGCGAGGTCTGCAGTGCGTCTTGCGTTGCGCGGTGATCTTCGGTGTCGCCGATGTCGAACGCCCGGATGAGGTCGACGACGCGATGGCGGTCGAGTTCGGGGCAGAGGGTTTCGGCGAGCGGCAACGTGTCGATCGTGTTGAAATCGGGGAGTTGGATGTTGTTGCGTTGGGCCTCGGCTTGGATGATGGGCGCGTCGAATCGGTCGATGTTGTGTCCGACGAGGGTGTCGGTGCCGCAGAATTCGACGAAGCTCGGCAATGCCTGGGCGATGGTGGGGCTGTCTGCCACGAGGCTGTCGTAGATTCCGGTGAGTTCCGCGACCTTTGCGGGTATGGGTTTGCCGGGGTTGACGAGTTGGCTGTAGGTGCCGGATACCTTACCGTTGCGGATGCGGACGGCGCCGAGCTCGATGATTCGCGGATCCTGGTCGGGCAGTCCGGTGGTTTCGATGTCGATGCATGTGTAGTCGCGCGGCAACCCGTTGACGGACGCAGCTCTGGCCACGGTCTTCGCCTTGCCGAATCGGATCGCCTTCTCGGGGTCGACCTTTCGCGCGAGGTGCGCGAACAGTATGGCGAGCGCGATGAAGAGGAGGATGGTCAGGATTGTGACCAGTATGCTGGAATCCTTGTCGTCGCTGAATGGCGCGTATATGGCGGTGAATGCGAATATCGCGGCGAGTATCCAGTAGAGGGTGCGTTTGCGTATTGTCATGGTTGGTCTTCTTTTCTCTTGGCTTTCAATGTAGCTTGCTACTGCTTGGTCTTGCTGAGATCGGCATCGATGAATGCCTCCAGGCTTCCATCGATGTGTTTGATCAAATAATCGGATTGCACTGTCTGCCTTGACGGGGCAAAGGATAGTTCTCCTTGCACATCTCCCCCGGAAGAGGATTTGTCCAGCACCGCTTGAATATCGCTGTCCGAGAGTGAGGGGTCTACGGATTTTGCCAATGCCGGATAGGCAGTACGGACGTCGTCGGGTGTTCCACTGAGATAGACGCACAGATTGGTGTTTTTACCCCAGTATCCATATTCGACGATGTCTATGGTCATGTTTCCGACGTTGCCGTGGGTTCCCTTGGATCCATTGAATGCGCCGAGCCGGTATTCCGTTCGATAGTATCCGCTGTCACGGTTCTGCGGATCGAACTCGACTGCATCCGTGATTGGCGTGGCATTGTTAGAGTCAAACGCTTTGATGAAATCCGCCATTGGCTGCGCCGGTTCGGGTTTTGGTTCTTCCTGCTTTTTCGGTGGAGTCGTGGTTGCGGATTGGTTCTGCGAGGTCGAAGGAGTTGCCTGAGACTGTGTTCTTTCATTTCCGCATGCAGCCAGCGAAGAGCCGAGCGCGATGACGGCGATTCCAGCCAGAAGTCTTTCAGCCCATTTTGCCATTGTCATATCTATTCCCCCTCGTTCTCTTGGCCGTCTCGATGCGGCTATGTTTAGATTTTACCGCCGTCTTTTGGCATCATTCCGCCACTTCATCTGCCGACAGGGGTTTCGACCGCCATCGATACGCTGTCACGTTCCTTAAATCATCTATGACTATCCGCGGTCGCAGTTCAGGTCGGCATTGCGTTTCTGTATTCCGGTCGAATCGGTCGGCGGCATCACATAGCGCAAGACACAGTTCCTCGACGGATACGACGAGGCTGTACTCCGCGTTTTCCTCGTCGTCACGTTCCCACGTCTTGCCGAGTTTCGAACTCAGTCCAATGCGCAATGAGAACGAGACGCGTTCAAGATTGACGTCATTCCGCATCAGCTTCCCTTGGTCATCCAACTCGTACAGGTATTTGGTCTCCATATTGGCATCGCCGTTGTGAAGCAGTTCGCAGCGCAGCTTGTAACATGCAAGGGCATCAAAGGCCGGCATCGGGTCCTTACCCATTCTTGAGCTAAGGGCATATCCACAGTATTGCCGGTACCAGTCCATGTATCTTTTCCCGACTTTTTTCTCTTCCGGAAAGGCAATCTGCCCGTAGGCATCCGGAATTGTGAGCGAAAGAGCTAGGGCGGCGCCATAGCATTCCGCCTGCAGCGTCTTCCTTACCTCATCGGCAAGGCTTATCTCCATAGGGTTCATCATCTGCGATGCAAGTCTTCTATTCCCTGTCGGCATCATGCCTCCAACCTCGTTGTTCGTTCAGCCAACTCGATGCGGCTTGATTAGATTCTACCGCCGCATATACGGAATCGCCCCGGCCTCTCTCTGCGAGCGCCGGGGCGGTTTTCAGTTATCTTTGTCCGCCAATGCTTTGGCGATGTATGTCATGGTGTCTTTTTCCAGTTGGGTTTGTTTTGGGTTTTGTTTTTCGGCTTCACGGTCACGGTG